GTGGTTTTATATTCCGAATGTAGAAACACCGGACATGATTAATTAAAGTCATGAAAAGAACAGAAAATAAGTCTAGAATTCTAGAAACTAGAACATGTTCTAGACGGATGAAGGAGACTTCATCAGCCTAAACTGCGCTAGAGTCAAGTTATTTGACCTATGGGGATTAGGGGAATTAAGAAAGTAATTGTAATTCCAAAGTGGCTCTTCTGTTAAGTAGCCTTGATGGGTAGTAATGATATTACGAACTTCATCAATTGTGGGAAAATGGTCAAGTGAGATATGAGATGCGACATCTTCATATGCAAAGAACATACCAGGTAAACCGGCTGTTGCGTCTTGAACAAAGGATTGAATTGGCAGATTCACTTTAGCATAGTAGTGGTGAAAAGACATCTTACATAAATTATGAAAGGTGGTGTCTTGTCCACAGCTAGTAAAAGCGAAGGCAATACAACGCATGCACATGTCCTCGTCTGTAACGTGGCGCTCGGGGTAAGCGAGTTGGCCGACTAAACGGGAAATGGAACGTACGGGCATGCCATAATTGTTGGCGTAGCCGAGAACTTCAATCTTTCGTCTTATAGACGTTGCACTTGATTTTGTGAAATTAATCACCATTCCAAAACGACGAAGTGAATAGTCTGTAAACCATTCAAGGAACTCAAGAATTTTATGAGCACTCTGTTGTGAGAAAACGATATTATCGTCACCCATGACAAAGAGTAGGAAATCCTTAATTTCGTCACTGGAAAAACCAAATTCAAGTAGTCCATCAATCAAAACCGTGAGGTTGATGAAGGAGTCAAAGAACTGAGTCATTAGTATTCCGGAAGGAACACCAGCGTAGTTGCGACGGTATGCGAATCCGTCAGGAGTTATGAAAATCATCTCTTTATACCAGCGTTTGAGGAAGGTAATGAGATTGGTCACTTTTGTAGCGAAAATTTCTGCATCAGGAGATGCTTCGTTAACATTGCTATCAAATTTTAGTCCTAGCTTTTCAGCTTGGGCCAGAAAAGACTCAACGTGTTCACGATAGTTATGTATTTTTGCATAGCCATCATCAACGTTAATCTTAGTGGGTAACCAATCATCGAAAAGAAGATCGATGATTTCAAAGGGTGCAAGGTGGTCGAAACGGCTCCAATCTAACATTAAGAAAGATTTGAATTGTAGAGCGAGTCGTTCGATTTCAGTCATTCCGCCTCTAATGGTCTCAAGTCCATACATGATGCAGCATTCTTTCTTTCTTGCTTGTGCGAGAAGTGGATAGAATAACATACATTCAATACGAAGGTAGAGCATTGGTGCGTTATAAACTGGCCTCACTTTTAGCTTGTGACGTTCAGAAATGTGTGATCGGACGAGTAATTCAGTGGGAATCTTTTGAAAGAAAAGTTGAAGAAGGTGATCATTGCGTTGTTTGTCGGAAAAAGGGACAAAAGGAAATGCAAATTTCTTGATGTTATGCACAGTGGCTCTGTCGTGAAACAGGTGGGCGTTAATGAACCAAGATTTCTTAGTCGGACCTGTGGAATAGGAAGGATGCGATTTGACTGCATGTTTCTTTCGAGAGCGGGAGTGATTATGAAAGTAATCAGCGCGAGTAGAAAGTTTCCAAGGATAAAAACGAGTATCGCAGAAGTGTACGATGTCGTAGGGTTCGATATTAAGAAAATGATCAATCAAAGGGAGGAGTTGTTCTTTCCGGTCCTGTTTAAAAGGAGCAGTAGGATGCTGTTCGTGATTAAAATCACTGAAGATTGCATCATCAGAACTCTTAGGTCGACACCATTTGCGCAAATGGCAAAGGTATTGAGGAAAAGATTCACGAATAATTCGTGAAATGCCTCTCATTGGCGGGGGACCAGATCTGGGCTGATCTCTATAAAGATGATCTTTTGAAGTATTGTGATACTCCAGATGTGCCAGGATCTGAATTCCAGGATATGGAATCCGCTTGTCAGGAATGTGTCCAAGTCTGAGTTTATAAAACTCGAATGGCTCATTCAACTGTTGGATTGAGGGTTCAAGTGGATCTTCGGGGATGTTGTGGGTTTCAATGGCACTTGTAGGATGTGTCAGAGGAAAGTCATCGTCGAGAAAATCGTCTTGCGGGGGGGAGAAGGTAGACATGGTTAAAATAACCAGGTAAGGGTTGCTTCTATAGTAGTAAAT